AGAAGGCATACGTTGAATGATGTCGTTTGGGATGGCGATATGATGCATGGAATTTTAAGAGAAGAGCCGGAAAAAGCCGAGGAATATAACTTTTTGGATTATAGGTAGGGGGAAGATATGGCTGGAGCGCTTGGACTTGGAGGATTTAGTAATCTGACCGGTATAGGAGTCGGTTCTATTGGAAGAATGCTGGGGGAGATTTTAACGCGGAAAGGAACGACGCTTCCTCTTTTGAAGCCGGTGGCTCCTCCTAGAAGCGGAACCGCCATCAGATCGAGCGATCCTTTCGATTTTTTCGGTACTTTGTTCACTAATCCTGCCACTTCCGGGCTGAATCCTATAACGAATTTCAATAAAACGCCTCTTTACTGATGGATATATCCGTTGAAGACTTAAGAAGCCAGCATCAGGCTCTTCTTTCCGAGCGTGAGAAGATCATGCCTGTTTGGAGAATGATGGCGGATAATTTTCTTCCGCTTAAGCGCGTATTGCTGGATGGCGATTATAAGCCCGAGGACGTTTATACTCGTATGGGAGAAGTCAACCTGAACATAGTGGACGCGACGTCTATTAAATCCATGCGTATCCTGGCGGCCGGGATGCAGAGCGGATTGACTAGTCCTTCCAAGATATGGTTTCGTCTTGGTCTTTCTGATTTCAATCTTGCGAATAAATCCAATGTGAAGAAATGGCTTGAGGAAGCCGAGCGGATGATATTCGACGTCATGGCCCGCAGCGATTTCTACAATAGCACTTATAGATGCTACTTGGAGAGCGCCACATTCGGAACTACGGTATTGCTTATTCTAAATGAAGGCGATAAAGGAATCAGGACTATTTGTCTTCCTATAGGCAGCTATGCGCTTGCCTCGAATGCCAAGAATGAAATCGATACTCTTTATCGAAAGTTCTATATGACCGCTCGACAGATCGTGGATAAGTTCGGCGAGGAAAACGTTTCCATTTCTATTATGAACGCTTACCGAAGCTCTGGCGGCAAAGATAAATGGTTTCCGATTATCCATGCGATTCTACCGAATGAACGCTATGATTCGTCCAAGGATGATGCCGCGAGCATGGCGTATTCAAGTTTTTATTTCGAGGAAGCCTCTGATAATCATGACGAGAAACTTCTTTCCAAGGGAGGATTCCATGAAAAGCCTTTTATAGCGGCCAGATGGGACGTGACCGGAGACAGCGTATACGGAGAATCTCCAGGCATGGATGTGGTTTTTTTCGCTAAAGGTCTGCAAGCCATGAAGGCTACCGTCTATAAGGCGGAACAGAAGAACGCGGATCCGGCCATGAATGTTCCTCCCGGCATGAAGAACGCTTCGACTTCTCCCGGAGTAAGAAACTATCAATCGAATCCTAACGAAAAGATAACGGCCACTACCGATATACGTCCCAATACGCAGGGAGCGTTGCTTCTTATTCAGGATGACAGGACGCAAGTTACCGAAGGGTTATTCAACGATATTTTTCGAGCTTTGATGCTTTCCACTTCGAATAAAATGACGGCTTACGAAGTGATGGAAAGGATAGCCGAAGGATTACGGCTTCTTGGTCCTGTATCTGAAAGAAAGCAATTCGAATTTCTTGATCCTATCATAGATAGAGTATTCGCTATCATTCTTCGAAACGGTATGATTTCTCTTCCTCCTGTGGAATTGGAAGGGAAGCGGCTAAACGTGGAGTATATTTCTCCTTTGGCTCAGGCTCAGAAAGCTGTTGGAACGCAGGGAATCAACAAAATAATTCAATTGATCCAGTCGATTTACCAAACCAAGCCTGAGGTTATCGATACGGTGAACTGGGATGAGCTGATTCTCGTATATGCGGATTTAATCGGTGTTTCTCCAAGGATAATCAATGATAACGATAGGATTCAAATGATAAGGGAGATTCGTATGTCTATGGAGGCGGCCGCTTTGGAGCAGGAACAGCGGAATCAGGAGGTTGATAATTTAAAGAAGATGTCTGAAACGAAAGTGACCGAGAATGAAAACGCCATCCAATCGGCTGCTTCCTACGAGGCGGAATGACGTTTCAATTCGATGAAGGGGATACTGTAAATCAAGATAATGAAAAGCGTCTAGAACGGGAACGAACCGAATTACGGGAACTGCTATCGACTAAAGGAGGCCGTAGATTCATTTGGAGGATTTTCGAAGAAGGCTATTTGTTCGTTACGACTTTCACTAAAAATAGCCAAACTTTTTTCAACGAGGGTAAACGGGATTTAGCTTTAAGCAAGTTTAACGAAGTTCTTGACGTTGACCCTTTTATTTTCGCTAAAATGGTTAAGGAATTTAGGAATAACGATGAGTGAAGAAGAAAACGCGACTGCCGGTACAAGCGACACTGAACCGGTGAAGACGGATATTACTGAAATAATAGGCTCTGAATTAATCGAGAAGTCTGACGTCGAGGCAAAGGAATCCGGAAACGATTCTAATTCAAAAACGCCGATGAATGAAAAGGCTATCGTGGAAGCGGACTTCGAGTTCGCTGTCGAGGAAGGCGTGGAGATCGACGCTGACTCCTTGGCGGGTCTTAAGAATTTCTCGATAGAACATAATCTATCCAAGGATTCGGCGCAGGCTCTTCTGGATCATTTGATTTCGGCTAGATCCAAAGCTATGGAAGCTCAGAAGGCCGCCAACGAAAAAGCGATAGCCGAGGCCGTGAAGAAGATTAAAGCCGACCCTGACATCGGGGGATCCAAGTACGATGAAATTCAATCGGCCGCGGATAGAATCACTCTGAAATACGGTGGCTCCGACTTTCAGAAAGCGGTCTCGGACGGAGGATTGAAATATGAACCTATGTTTCTTAGGTTTATAAGAAATCTAAATTCGAGTTTAACCGAAGACGAAGTGATCTCCACTTCCCAGACTAGAAAATCCGGTCCGAAAGAAAAGACCTTCGCGGAATACGCTAAAGAATTCATAAACAACGATACATGAGAAAAATATGACTCTTAAAAATATTAATTATTTTTCCTTGGCGGATAAGACCAAGCTGGTCGCGCCTGACGGCACCGCCTTGAAGATAGCTCAGATACTGGAGAAATCCACTCCTTTTCTGGAAGACATGCCAACCATGGAGGGTAATCTTGCTACCGGACATATGGGCGCTCTTCAAACGGAACTTGCTTCTTCCACGTTCACCGATTATTACGAAGGAGTAATTCCGACCAAAGGAAAAAATCAAATCATTACCTGGACGACTGCTCGCCAAAGATCATTGGCCGTCGTCGATGCCGATTTATTGAAATTGGATAATAACTCCGACATCGCTCTGATGAATCAATCCCTGTCGCATTTGATGGGAATGGGCCAGGATTGGGAAAGCAAATTGATATACGGCACTAAAGACGATAGTGGAAGGATATTAGGTCTTGCCGCCACCTACGATCATCTTTCCACCAGCGAGACCGATATAGGCAGCAACGTTATAGACGCCGGAGGAACCGGGTCGGATAACTCGTCTATTTGGTTGGCGTATTGGGGAATGAATAACGCTCATGGAATATATCCCAAGGGTTCGGTTGGAGGTATTGAGAAAATTGATTACAAAACGGAACTTGTAACCGCCCCGAATGGAGTCGGACAATACGAAGCCAGAAGGATACTATTCAAACATGACTGCGGACTAGCCATTCCCAATTGGAAGTCGATCGTTAGAATAGCCAATATCGACGTGTCCGAATTGGCCGATGCGGGAGAATCCACTTATGATGGAGCGCCATTGGCCAATCTTTTGATCAGAGCATATAATCTATTCACTAGGTCGGTGAAGGCGATGGGCAAGCCGTATATCTATTGCAATAGAACCGTAAAGACCGCTTTGGATCTAATCGCGAACAACAAGCCGACTCTTGGGATAAATATGGTCAAGGATGTGCTTGGCGAACCTGTAACCACTTTTTGGGGTATTCCCATCCACACGGCGGAAATGATTTTGAACACGGAAGCGCGAGTGATAGCATAAGGAGGATAAGACATGACTATAATGGATAAGGAGACTAAATTCTGCAACGACCAGGATTTAGCTGGAGAAAGCACTGATTCAAACGTTTATTCAGAAAACGATCTGAGAGTCGGTCCCGGCGATTTCGGTAAAGGCGAAGGAATTTTACTGGACGTGGTCGTTACGGAGGATTTTACGAATATCGTAAGTTTGCAGGCGGCTTTAGTGACTGATTCCGCGCTTCCGATAGATGATAGCTCGATAGTTCTTTATGAAACTCCCGCCATCGCGTTGGCGGATCTGGTTGCCGGATATAAATTCGCTTTAAAGGCTATTCCGCCTGGATGTCTGGAATATCTCGGCCTTAAATTCGTCCTGGCCGGCGGCACCGATCCGGATGCCGGAAAAATAGACGCCGGATTGACTTTAGTGACTAACGATTGCGACCCCAGTTTCTGATTAAGTTGATTATATGCGACGCTCTTTAAAAAGGGCGTCTTTAAACGGAGCATCATGAAGAACATCAAATACCGCAAAGCGACGATTACTTTAAAGAAAAAACATTGGACCGGCTCGCGCCTACTTGAAAAAGGCGCGACCTTCAAGGATGATGAATGTTTCGAGGGGAAATACCAATTCGATACCGCTAAAGTCGTTTTCGACGACGAATCTCCAAAGCCGAGTCTGGATAAGGATGAAGGAAAAGACGAATCTCCAAAGCCGAGTCTGGATAAGGATGAAGGAAAAGACGAATCTCCAAAGCCGAACCGACGCAGGAAGGGTGTGAAAAATGAAAAGTAATTATCCTGAATTCCGCATTCCTTTCATTTATAATTCCGAAGATTCATATATCGTCGCTTTGCTTGATGGTGTTTATGAAGACGGAGTGATCTCAACTTCCCAGACTAGAAAATCCGGTCCGAAAGAAAAGATCTTCGCGGAATACGCTGCCGACGCAGGAAGGGTGTGAAAAATGAAAAGTAATTATCCTGAATTCCGCAATAAGGAAAAAACATGACTACAGCGGAGGATATTTGCAATCTTGCCTTGGGATCGATTGGATTATCTCCGATAAGTTCTCTTTCCCAATCGACTCAAAACGCCAGAACATGCAATCTTTTCTATGCTATCGTCAGAGATAGCTATTTGATTGAGCATGATTGGAGTTTTTGTGCCAAGATAATCGAGTTAACGGAAGAAACCACCGAAGTTGAAGGATATGATTGGGCTCGATATAAATTTTCGTATCCAGTCGATTGTCTTAAGGCTCGAAGAATAACCGACGGGGAATCGAATTATTCCTATCCATTCATTATTCGAGACGTTGAAATATCACTTGTCGAAACAAAGCTTATCTTCACGGGCATAGAGGAAGCTTTTCTTGAATATACTTTGGCGATGACCGACCCCGATTCGTTCGACCAGACTTTTCTCATGGCTTTAAGTAAAAAAATCGCATTCGAGATTTCATGGCCGTTGACCAAAGACGCTAAAATACAGAAACAGGCTTTCGATCAATATTTAATAGCGGATAATGCCGCGAAGCAAAAGGATGGCTCGGAACGACTTATAGAACCTTACCCATTGACTTGGGAGGAAGCTAGAACTGGAATTTGGCGGCAGCCGATTTGGAGACCATGGCCTATATAATTAAGAATTCCTTCCGCGGCGGGATAGTAGACGAAGCTTTATCCGCCAGGATAGATTTAGATAAATACGACCAAAGCTGTCGGGAAATGAAGAATTTCATTCTTCAGCCTCAAGGCGGGGTCTATCGTCGTCCTGGTCTTCGCTTCATATCGGAAATCGCTTTGGATGGAACTCCTACCGCTACGAACATCCAGCCTGTTCTTATCCCTTTCATTTATAATTCCGAAGATTCATATATCGTCGCTTTGCTTGATGGTGTTTATAAGATCTACGTTGATAACGCTTATCTCGATGAAGGCGAAAGCCCTTTTACGGCTTCGCAGGCTTTGACGGCTGATTACGCTCAATCCGCCGATACGCTTTATCTTGTCCAACGGGAAGCGGAACCTTTCAAGATACTCAGAATCGCCGTCGATGATTTCAAGGAGACCATTTTAGGATTCGCCGGTAATTATCCGGCTCCTCCTATTCCCGGGGTTGTATTTTCCGGGACTACCGGTAGCGCGACAATAGAGTATGCCGTAACCGCTAATTCAGATAAGGGACAGGAATCGTTGCCGGTTTTCAAATCGATAACGAACGGACAATCTCCTTTGCAATGGTCGGATGGCAGTAAATGCACGCTTTCATGGCCTGAATTCGGATCTGCATTCGACGGTACGACTCCTCTTTCCATAACCGTTTATGAAACGGGAACTTTTTTGATTATGGTCGGTAACGCCGGGAAAGCGGCCTATTCCTCGAATGGATATGGATGGGTTCTGAGCGGAGATACTCAATTCGGTGGAAGCATCATTTTCGATGTGGCGATAAAGCCTTCTTTGCCGGCTATTATCGTCGGACAAGGCGGGAAAGGTTCTGGAACTATCGATGGTTCGACATGGATAGCCATTCCGAATATGCAGTTCGGAACAAGCGATATTTACGGAATATCCTACTCTACTTTCAACAATGTATTTATCGCCGTGGGACAATACGGTAAAGCCTCTCGCTCCTATAATAACGGAGCCACTTGGACCGCTTTGACCACTGGGTTGGATCCTCTCAAATCAATTACCAGCGTAACCGCCGCCGTGCAGTTGATCGATGCGCGTTTCTTGGCCGTTACAGATTACGGATACGCCGCTTATTCGGACGATTACGGTACTACATGGATTCAAAGAGTCATACAAAGCGGTTTTAAAAGTTGGCGCGTCGAATATTTTCGTGATTTGCATCGATTCTACAGCGTCGGAGAAGGTTATGACCATATCTATTATTCCTCTGACTACGGGGATACATGGGTAGCTATGGACAATCCGGCTCTTCTCGATGGGCATGTTATGTTCGGAATAGCGTACTCTTCCGCGCTGGATATAACAGTTGCCGTTGGAGATAATGATGCCATAGTGTTTTCCGAAGATGGAGAGTTTTGGAAAAACGCCTCTCAAAAGGAAGGGCAATCGATCACTTATCACGACGTCGTTTGGTCGAATGATTTGAGTATATTCATAGCTATAGGGACAGGCGGATATTTGAATATTTCTTCAGACGGCAAATTCTGGTTTGAATCGAAAGAAGCGGATTTCTATAGGATATACAAGAAATCTCAAGGTATTTATGGATATATAGGAACGGCAAGAGGAGAACTGACATTTACCGATTATAATTACGATCCCGTAATTACGGAATCAATTCCAGAAGCCTATAATCCTTTCGAAAACGAGAATCCTGGAGTCGTCGCTCTTTTCAAGCAAAGACTTTGGTTAGCCAATACCGCTTCCAAATCTCAAACCGTTTTCGCCAGCCGGGTAAGGGATTTCGAGAACATGAATTTCTCTCCGTTTATCAGACCGAATGACTCAATTGAAAACGTTATCTTTTCAAGTAGACCGGATGGCGTTATGTGGCTTGTTCCATTCAATCAGGTTTTGAAGGTCGGCACGGTGGAACGAAGTTGGACTTTATCATCGGCGTCCGGCGGAGCGATTACTCCGACCGATATCGATATAAAACCTGTTCTTGATTGGGGCGCATCTAAAGTTAAGCCGATACTCTCCGGGAACTCGTTGATTTATGTCGAAAACAAAGGATCGAAACTTTTCGATATTTATGAAAGACAGGAATATCTAGGAGATACCGGAGATAATCTTTCCGTGAATGCATCGGATCTTTTCGAAGGATACGAGATCGTTTCTATGGCCTATCAGAGAACTCCCGATCCAATCATCTGGTGCGTAAGAAACGACGGCAAAGCGGTAGCTATGACCTATCTTAAGAATGAAGGTCTTTGGGCATGGCATTTTCACGAGACCGATGGTTTGTTCAAAGACGTGATCGTAATTCCGGGAGATCCCTACGATAAGGTTTATTTTATAGTTCGTAGAATGGGCAGATATTTTCTAGAGATGCTTGAAGATAAATGGGATGGTCAGGATATGTTGGCGGCTAAGTTTCTGGACAGCATGATTTCTAAAATAGATCCCATACCATTTATGGTCGTCGATGGTCTCTCCCATTTGGAAGGGCAAACGGTCTATGCTTTCGCAGATACCGAAGTTGAAGGACCGTTCACGGTTTCCGGAGGAGAAATAACGCTTCCGTCTCCTGTGAATACCGCTCATGTAGGATTGCCTTATACATCTGTTTTATCTCCTTTGAGTGTGGAGTTCGCGACTCAATTCAGGGGAATCAGCATTGGAAGAATCAAGGGTATCGGTGAAATAAAGCTTCGTTTGAAAAGTTCCCGCGGCGGTAAAATAGGTCCTCGCATGGATTATTTAGATGATATCGAAATGCCTGATTTTTTAATCCAATTCGGTTTTACCGGCGACGTTTCCATAACTCCGCCGAATTCATATGATAGCGATGCTTCTTTCTTCATCGTCCAAGACGAACCTTTACCAATGACGATTCAAGCCATGTTCATAAACCTTAATATGGCGGATAGATAATGCCTATACCAGTTGTAGCCGCCGTAGCGATAACTGCTTATAACGCATATTCCTCTTATCGGCAGACGCAGATATCCAACGCTCAGAAACGCGCTCAGGCCAGAATCGCCGCCATGAACGCTGAAACAGCTGAAATGGAAGGTGATTTGGCTATTAAAGCTTCCATTCGTTTGGAAAGCGATAGCCGAAGACAAACCGAACAGCTTATAGGAATGCAGCTAGCGCAAATGTCGGCGACTGGATTCGCTTCGGGAGAAGGATCGTTCGCGAATATAATCGAGATGTCGGCTGTTTTAGGGGAAATGGACGCCGCCTCCATTCTTTACGAAGGCCAGCTTGAAAAATTCAGAAGACAGAAAGAAGCCGAGAGTCTAAGAGCGGAAGCGGAATCTCTAATGGAAAGTCAACAAAATCCTCTCTTGTCTGGTTTAACAGGCGCACTTTCAACTGCCGCTGCTTTATTTTAGAGGGTATAATGCCTACGATTCCAATAAGAACGACCGCTAAATCTGTTCAGGACATCAACCTTGGAAGAATTCAATCCGCAGAAGTCCCCGGGGTGGGCGAGCAGCAGACTTTACGCCAGTTCGACGCTATTGTAAAAAGCGGCGCGGCTTTGGCCGATACTCTTTTATCGAGGCAGGAAACCAGAAAGAAAGAAGCTGACGATCTTATAATAAACGAGGCGAAATTAGCTTTCATAGCCGCCTCGAGAGAGAAAAGACTAGAGATCGAACAAACGCCTCCGAATCAGGCGAATGGGTTATTAGCGAAGTTCAAGCGAGATCAGACCAGCATATGGGACCAGGTAACGGCCGATTTAACTCCAGATCAAATAAAGACATTCGAACCTATCGCTAGCCGGATAGCCGTTGAAGACAACATTCAGGTAGCTAGATTCGAGGCCAATGCTCATAATGTGCGTATAGATGAGAACTATAAGGCTTCTTCTTTAGCGGCTAAAACCAGGGCATTCGATTTTTTGACCGATAAAAAGGAATTCGATAGGAATATAGCCGAATCCATTCAATTGAACGATGCTTTGTTGGAGAGACAAGGAGTAGATGAAATAGGAAGACGGAATTTCGCTAAAAACAGCTTATCGAAATCGGTCGCGGAAGGGATCGTTCTTTTATCATCGATCTCAGCGCCGAAAGCCGAGGCATGGTTCGATCAATCTTTGAAGGATGGAGAGCTGTCTACTCAGGATTCCATTCGGATAAAAAACGCTTTGGACAAAAGAAAATCTGCTAACGAGAAGAAAGACCGGCTTGTATGGGCGCAGAATAAAGGCGATGAGCTTATAGCGAAATATGGAGAGAAGAGAGCCGCTATTTTCAAGGACATTGAAGAAAATACTTCCGGAGAAGACGAAGTAGCTCTTAAAAAAGAGATGAATATTAGACTTAGTCAAATCGCTTCGCAACAGGCTGAAGATCAACGAGCTTTTATACGGAATGGAAAGGCTATCGTGGATCAATCGACGAATGCGGTCGAGGCTAGGCGGAATATAACGGAACTTATGGGAAGCGAGAAAGCCACTATAGATACCGCAGATAAGCTGGATCGTTATATTAAAAAAGTATTCGAGAAGAAAACGGCAAGATCAGAAACCAATCCGGCCGCTTTGGACGAGGTTTATACTCGAATAAATAAAACTCTGTCAGGAACTGCTTCTCCAACCGAAATAATCGATTCCGCATCCATGATCGAAGTCGAATATGCCGATAAGCTTTCAGCGGCCGATTTAAAAGCGGCCACGAAGTATTTGCGTGGAAATGGTTTTTTCGGAAGAACCACTTATAACGATCTTCTTCAATCATTCTCGGATATGAAGGAAAAACCGGTTTCTGAAATCAGAATGAATAAAGAGGATATGAAGGAATTCGTAGCGTATCTGAATTATGCGCGTCCATTGCTTCCTCCCGATAAAACTCCTAGTTTGTTTACGATGCAGCAAATAAGCGCCGACTTCTTTATTCAAAATAAAAGCGAAGGGAAGACGTTCAGACCAGGAGAAAACTTTTTTGAAACAGGTTTCGATGAATTTTCCAATGAGACTTATCAGGAAGCCGCCCGACGCGGAGAAGGGCTTGCATGGCTTCCAGACCTTAGCGGAGAAAAAGCGAAAACGGCAAGTAGGCTTATCGCAAAGGAAAACGTTTTACGAAAAGAACAAGGGAAATCTCTGATAATCGATAATGAGCGTAATCGAAGCATGATCTATAAACAACGGGTTATGAAGCTTAATTCCTGGGAGATTGGAAATGCCGATTAACGCGGAATTCGAACTTGAAAACGGCGGCGCCGAAACAATTGGTTTCATTCCAGAGCCTAAGGAATTATTCAGCGTCGAACGAGACGAAGCCGCTTTAAACATCAATGCTTCATTCAATAGAGATCCGGAACAGGAAGCGGAGATATTGGAGCTTTCTAAAAAACTAGATTGGCCTGTCGATGTCGTTCGAGCTAAAAAGAAAGAAGCTTTGGAGGAGGTTCGCAAAAGTGACTTTCGATCTATAAACGAATCTATTCTTTTAGGTTTTATCGGGCGGTCTTCTGAAAACGCCGCTTTGGTCAAAGATGATATTATTCCGCTCAGAAACACCGCAGGCTTTTTAGATCGAATCGAAAAATACTCCTCCGATTTAATCAGCGATATTGAAAAAGCCTATCAATCTGGCGATATTAATCTTCAATTAGCTCCTCTTTATAATCGCAAATTCATTCAGCAGGAAACCGACCCGGAACTTGACGAGGAAATAAAAAGACTTGAATCCGCTATTCTTCCTAGAGAAGAAGAACCGGATTTGTTGAAGGAAATCGCGACGGTTACAGCTGAGCAAATCCCTTTGGTTCTTTCCGCGGTCGGAAGCGGAGTCGCAAGAGTTCAGGAAGCCATTCCCGCGATAGGTGGAGCGACCATTGCGGCCGGCGTGGCGACCGGCGGGACAGGAGCGATTCCATTCGCTATCGGCAGCGCGAAAGCTATTTTCGCTTTGGGCGTCATGGAGAAGATAGCCGGAATTGAAACTCCGATGGCCGCCAAGGAATTTTCCGAGTTCCGAGACGAAAACGGAGAGCCGCTCGACCCGGATGTATTGAAATACGCCGCTTTAACCGTCGGCTACTTGAACGGCATAACGGAGCTAGTAACGGATGTCGCGACCATAGGATTGTTGAAGCGAACTCCTGGTTTCAAAAAGATTTTTTCTCTGGCTCCAAGGGAAGCGGTAAAGGAAGGTTTGCAGAGCAAGGTTTTCAGAACCGCTTTAAAAAGAATCGCCATATCAATTACCGGTTCGTCTCTCATCAATGGATTGGAGGAAGCTGTTCAGGAGCTGACCACGATTTTGGGCGGGGAGGCCGCGAAGAAAATATCTCCTGGAGAATTCGAAGATATCGATACTAATAAAGCGATCAAAAGAGTTCTTGAAGCGGGAAGACTTGGTTCTTTGGGGGGCTTAGGCTTCGGATTGATGACCGGTTCCGTTAGTCTTGGGACAGCGGCGGTTCAGAAAGGAGTTTTAATTAATCAGGCTCGGAATATTAAAAAACGCGCAAGTAGTTATTATGACGAGCAGGTTGAATTATCCGAAAAGCTTGATGAAACTAAAACCAAAAAACGTTCTTCCGACAAAACTAAGGAATTTCTGGAAAACGGAGGATTGACCAAAGACGGCTTTATAGATGGAGATCAAGCTCTTGAATTCTATCAAACCGGCGATAACTCGGAAATATTCGCTAAACTTGGGATAACCGAGGAGGAAATTAAAAAAGCGGCTTTAAACGGAAAATCGATACCAATAAAGCTTTCGGAAATACAATCAGTTCTTTCCTTGGAGGAAAGTAGAAAATTCTTCAAAACAATTCGAGAATCCGCGGATAGTTTATCCCTTGATGAAACGGATACGATAGATATTCAAGAAGAATTGAAGAGAATAGACGAAGCTTTAAAAACGATTGAAAAGGATCGAGATGAATTTTTAGTGGAGAAGTCCAGAATCGAAACGGAAGCCGAAAGCGTAGCCAGGATCAGGAAAATACCGCAATCGAAGATTTACGCGAAGGGCATAGCGGAGATTCTTGGGAATTTTTCCTTAAGAATGTCTATAGAAGGAGATCAATCTCCCGCCGCCACTCTTAAAAGAATACGAACGGAGGTTTCGACTTTCAAGGATTTAGCCGACGCGGAAAAATTCCTGAAGGAAAATGGATTGAAAAACTCGATTCCATTAGGCGTGACTCGAATCGTTTCGGAAGGTTTCATTATAAAGCTTTTCGAGGGGGCTAATCATTCCACGTTGATTCATGAAACAGGACATGTATTCTTGGGAGAGATTGAATCAATCGTCTCTAATGGACATGCTTCCGAAAATTTGATCAATGATTACGATCTGATTAAAAAATGGCTTGGAGTTGTTCCGGAACAGGAAATAACCATCGAGCAACAAGATAGATTCGCGCAAGCTTTCGAACTTTATGTACGGGAAGGGAAAGCCCCGAATAAGAATTTGATTCCGTTTTTCGAGCGATTTAAAAAATGGTTGACGACCATTTATAAAAAAATAAAGGGATCTGCGATAGATGTAGGATTGACTGACGAAGTACGTCTAGTTTTCGACCGTCTTCTTATGGTCGAAGAGCAAACCGAACGATTCGTTGAAGAAAATGAATTATTCATTTCGGATGCCGTTTTAGATTCCTTGAATTTGAAAGACGCGCAAAAACTTGAATTCCGTCGAAGATTATCCGGAGCGTCGAAAATAGCCAATCAGTCCATTCAATTGGATTTAGCGCGCGATTATAAAGCCAATATCAAGAAATGGACAGCCGAAGCGAAAATAAAGGTCGCTGGTAAAAGAGTGAACAATCTTTATGCTGACCTTGTTTCATCCAAACGAGGTTTCAATCTTGCCGCATCCTCTGAATTTCTGAGCGCGAAAGAATTGAATGAATTAGAGCTGAAGAAACCGGATACCTTTAGCGATGACGGGATAGACCCAAAAATAATAGCGGAAAGATTCGGTTATGCATCAGTTAAAGCGATGTTTACCGATTTGAGAACTCAGCCCTCTTTGAAAAGCGAAATCGAGAGAATCGATTCTCTTAGATATTTTCTTGATCATCCCGTTATGGGTCTTAACGAATCCGAGATCGAGTTTCAATTCGGAAAGCAAGTCGCCATTAGACTCAAAGCGAAGAATTCGCGTCTAGTGCGGAAAAATGGTCAGAACCCTTCTATTATCGCTATGGAATACGGTTATGAATCCATGGATGATATGATCAAGGAGCTTGAACGTCGTTCTTCGAGACAGGATCAGATTCTGGAAATTATCTCTCGAAAAGAAAAGGAACATTATCTGAACTTTACGGCGAATGATTTTTTTCTGAATGAAAAAAACAAGGGCTTGGAGCAATCGCTGGAAATGTTGGGAAGCTTTCTTAAGGCTAGAGCTGGAGTAGAGGTCGATATGCCTGCGAAGCAATACAGAAATATAGTGAATCAAAGTTTCGCTGCATTGACTGTCAGAAGAGCCTCGAATACGAATTGGCATTTATCAGATATGCGCCGAGCTTTACGGAATAGAGATAAGGAAATTAAAAAAGGTGATTTCCGGAAAGCTTTGAAATTTCATGAACAGGCGAGACTGAGTTATGAATTCGCTCGAAAAAGCAACCAAATTAGAAAAGCTCAAGACAATCTACGAACGCTTGTAAAAAAAAGTCGTTCCAGTAAGGGTAAAATCGATTTTGACTACTGGAAGAATATCATAAGCCTTGGGAATAAATATGGCCTAGGAAAGGGCAAGGAACCTCAACAAATAGTATCTTTTCAAAATCTGCTCAAGGCGCAGGCTTCTTTGCTTGATCCTGGAGTTGAGTTTAGATCCTGGATTGAAAACGATCCTCCGAAGAATTTTCTCGATCTACTTGTGAATCAATTCGAAGAACTTGATATTCTATTCAAGGTATTGAATCATGTAGGTCGAAAAATCCGATCAGATGAAACGGTTTTGAGCGATATGAAGTTTTCCGAATTAAAGGAAAAGTTAATTATCGCAGCCAGCGAGCTTAAAGACAAAGTCGATTGGACGAATATTCCACCGATGCAGAAAGTAGATAACGCGATCAAGGAGGGATTCGCTTATTTAGATACCGCGTACAATATCGCTAGAACTTTAGACGATTACGTTCAATTACGAACCGGAAAGCCTGGACCCTGGGAGAAATCTTTTCCTCTTAACCTATTCAGAGCCAATTCGGAACAATTGCGCATTGGTCATGTTCTTGAGGAAAAACAGATAAACGCCTTCAGGCAATTGGCCCGTTCAGCCGCCAAATACCCCAATGTCATCACTGATACCGGTGTCGAAGTTCCCGAAAATATGAGGATCGCAAGACGAGGATGGACATTCGAGACTATTATCTCTTTGGCTTTGAATATGGGGAATCGAGCCAATATCGAAGCCGTTAAGGAAGGCTTCGGTTTATCCGAGTCGGACTTAAACAAATTTTGGAAGTATTTGACCGATAAGGATTGGGACGCGATTATAGATTTGGCGAAAACGATTAATTTGTTTCAACCGAAATTATTCTCTACCGCTAGAAAAATTCAAGGATTCGAGCCTTCTAAAGTGGAAGGCGATCCATTTACGCTACCTTCCGGAAGAGTAATCGAAGGCTGGTATTATCCGCTACGGATGGATAGAACCTTGAATAAATTGGGGTCGAACGAAAAGGTACCAGGGGATATTTCCGCTGAGCAGAATTTCACGGATGTTCAAAACGCCGCTATCAACACGGGGGCTTTGATTGAAAGAAAAGGCTTCGGCCGGAATCCGGTGAAATTGGATTTAAACGTTTTCTCTCAACATTTGAAATTCGTCGAACTTTATATATCTCATGCGGAAATAATAAAGGATTTGAGTCGTTTATTGAAGGATAACGATATTAGAAAAACTATTGATTTAAAAATAGGGCGTCCTTCATTAAATACTTTGGAGACAATTCTTTCATTCATAGCCAATGACGGAAATGAAAAGCTGACTATCGTGGATCGCTTCTCAGAAAAAATTCGCGGAGCGTCGGCCGCCAGCATTTTGACGGCGAGCGTAACGGTCCCATTGAAGCAGCCTTATTCCATATTTCGCTTTACGCAAAGAGAAGGAAAGCGGACCTTTGTCAAAGGGACTTTCGATTTAATTCTGAAAACGATAAAATTCAATCCTATCACGATGACCAAACTCGTTTTCGATTTGTCGCCTTATATGAAGGAAAGGAATCGTTTTATGGGATCAATGGATATTTCGATGCAGGAGGCGATACAACGCAAGCTTTTAGCACGCGATATCAAAGGCGTTACCTTGGAACACGTAAGAGCCGCGACGTGGATATTCATCAAAACATTCGACTTCATTACGGTAATGCCTTCTTGGTGGAGTGCGTATTTAAAAGGGCAGGAATTATATAAAGGGTCGAAAACTCAGATAGCGGAGGCTGTTTCTTATGCCGACGACGCTATTAGAACGACTCAGCCGTCTAGAGAAAAAATAGATTTGAGTCCGATGCAGCTCACGAAAAAAAGCGTAGGTAGAGCTTTGACTTTCTTCAGCACTTTCACCATATCGAACGAAGGTGATTTTCGTTTATGGGGTAGGGCTTTTCGTCAAGGGAAAATCAGTCCATACAAATATGTGAAATTCTTAGCCGAAACCGCTCTCGTCCCGTCTTTATTAATGACCACTATGCTTGGCGCATTGAAGGACGAATTTCCAGAATTGAGAGATTATATATTTGATTTGTTGATGTTTAGAGCGGGAGGATATCCAGGAGCGAGAGAAATAGCTTTCGGGGTCAAGAATAAAATTCAAGGGAAATCTTTTTTCTCGAAGATAGATACGCCTCTGTTTCTTCCTCTTAATTTGGGAGTTGAAGTTTTAGGAGGATTCTATATGGCTTTGGAAGATGATGATAAAGTCGATGACGCCATATGGGCCATGGCGCATTTATCAAGTTTCTTTCTACGTATTCCCGCTTCCAAATATGCGGAAAGAGCGGTGAAAGCGGTTAGAAATTACGATAGAGGATATCGAGATCCTCTTAGCCTTTTGGGACAAACGCCTTCGAAAAAATAAAATGGATGAAAAAAAATATTTTCAAATCCAAAAAGTAGAAGAAGATTTAAAGGAATTAAAAAACGGGCAGCAAGCGCAAGCTTTGATTCTTAGGGAAATGAAGGATGTTCTTAAGGAAATCGGAACAACGATTAAGAATCTCTCGAAGATCAACGAGGGGCAGATACGCCATGACGCGGATATAAAAACTCTTAAGGAGGATTTCGAAAAATTCAAGCGTTTCATGGAAAACAGTTCCTGTTCCGAACATGCCGCTCAAATAAAAGCTTTGACTAAAGCGAGCGATTCGAAAAACAATTTCGCCGCGATTTTTTCAAGCGGCTTCCTTTTAGTTCTGATAACAGGACTTTTAACTTGGATGATAACCAAAGGATGAATATGAGTCATGAATTTACCTCTATCGTTCCGGGAACCAAAAGTTTTGAGATTACTCCCGACGATGACAATGATTTGAGTCAGAACGCCAGAAGTCTTAGAGTGGATAGCGGTGGAAGTCTTAAGTTCACCACGATAGGTGGAACCATCGATTCTTGGGAAGTTTCCGATAAAGAGACTATTCCCCTGCAGATAAAAAAAGTCTTCGCCACCGGAACCACGGCTGACGGCATTCATGTGATAGTATAATGACTCTTGGTTTAAGCATGGGAGCCTTGGCGCTCGGAGAAATAAGAAAGTCGGTTGGAGAAGAAATATATGTCCCCGGAACTATATCCGGTTTAATAACCGGATTGGATATATCTGATATTTCCACGATAACGTTTTATCCTCCTCCCGATGATACAATAGCGCAGACGATGAATGAAAAATCGCCGTTGGCTCTACAATATACTACAAGCTCTTCGTCGTACGGTCCGGTATACGATTCCGTTCAAAAAACTCTTCAGTTCTATAGCGATAAAAGGCTGTCTGAAAATTACGCTACCGATAAAAGTTTATCTGGTCGGAAAAGCGTCACTATAGGAGGAGTGATAAGACCAACATCGCTAGGCGCTAATACTAATACTATATTCGGAATCCACGACTCCGGATTCGAATCATTCTGTAGTCTCGGAGTAAATTATAATGGCGGGGATCCTAAATATAAATTTCATTATTCCGGAGATATTTTCGACCTCGGATCAGTTCAGTTGGATAGAATAGATAGCGTCGTCGCCAGACATGAGAACATTTCTCCAGGAGTCAATGAATATTCGATCTGGGTAAACGGAGTTAAAAGCGGTCCGTTGCCGGGGACAGCCACGGAATCTTTTCCCGCAGTGCAAACTATGCTTGCAGGAGTAGGGTTTAAATTGGCCTGGATGTATTTTATAGGGTTTATGAAGCAGGTAGCCGTTTATAACAGAGCATTGAATGACTCCGAGGTTTCGAATCTGATAACGTTTCTCGACTCGAAAAAATAAAGGCCAAGCGGCTGGCCATGGAAATGAAAACCGGAAAAAGAGAATAAAAATGAATCTAATCACATGGGGAATCGAAACGCTTGAATACGCCGAGGAGATCATTTTGGGAATAAGTCTGATACTCGGCGCGGGCGGGGTTATGCTGGTAAAAGCCAGAAATCTCAAAAATGAGCTTCTGGACGTCATGCGTAAATCTGAAACCGATAACGAACATTTCAAAAAGACGGCTTTCAATGAAGGTCTGGAAATAGCCGAAAAAATAATCAGAAAGAAGCTTCTTTAGGTAGCCTCTATATCCAAAGGATCAACGGTAATGATCGTGCTGATGTCGGCTCCTTGAGCCGGATCGCAGCCAAGAACAATAGGAGCATGATAATACTCATCAGGACTTAAAACCTTGGGTACGACTCTATCAACCAATTCCTTGAGATATATTTCTAATAGGTCCATAACCATAGCTCTAACAAGGGCCTTCCTTCCATCTTCTTCTGGAAATTCTCTTGTCAGCGCTCTAATGGTAGCTCTGAATACTACGTTTCTTATTTGAGTCAGTCTATGGTCTGCTATTATCATGCTGCATTCTCCTCAAAGCCGAACAAAGAATTTGAACTTCTGAATATTCGCTATGCGTTATTTTCGGCTCTGTTTTCATGCATCGACTCAAGCTCAATGGCATTCAGTTTATCGTGAATGAACGCCAGGACCAATGCGGCATGAGCTACTTCCATTCTGGCGTAATCTAGGTTTTTCGCACCGGGTTCATATTTAGGATCTTCGAAAGCGCACAATTCGTCGTCAACCTCGGTTATCTCCTCCCGCAACGAATAATACAGCTCTCCAAAGTCCATTTGCCGCCAATCGTCCTTATAGCCAGCAGCTTGTTTTTTGGCGGCTTCAATAAATACGTCCTTCATCAACTGCAATATGGACTGGACGCGCTCTTCTGAAATCGGCATCCAGTCGGCACCCATCTTTTTATCTTCGGAAATAATCCCCGTCTTCACGTTTATATATTTCATATTCATCCCTAATTAAAATTTACCGAACAGTCACAGATTCATGTTAGAAGATACATCGGCCGTAAATTCCTCGGCCATACTTATTTGGGATAATCTACCAGGCTCAGGGGGCGTCATCGAGCCGCGTTATTTTCCCGCCGCTTTTCAGATATTCAATCACGGCTAATTCAACCTGCTCCCTGTTCGGGGGAGGATTTCGGTAGCGTCTTCTGATTTTTTTTAGCGGTTTGTGGAATCCTATGAACATGTAGTCGCTCATTTTCAATACCTGATAACGACATTTCTGATTTGATCCATCCTAATATGAAGAAGAAGCTTTTTGGCTATTTCATCGTTGAATTTCAATTCTTTCATATCTTCAAGAATTTCATCGTGAACTCGCTCGCGATTCGCCGCGTCCGCTTGGCGCAGTCGTTCTTCTTCGGCCTGCCGCTCTTGGTCGCGTTCAAGTCGAGCTTTTACTTCTCGTTCTACCCGGAGCAATCTTTCCTCTTCGGCTTTTTTCTTTTCTTCGGACTCTCTTAGCACGGCTTTTTCTATCGCCGATTTGACTAATCGCGTGCTTTCCCTATGAGCTTCGATAGCTTCAGACAGGTATTCATCGAAGTTCGCGGCGCTCAAAACGATACCGTCTAGATTCGAAAGAACGACCTTCAGAAACTCTGATGATGGATTATCGTCTAGACATTCTCCGTGTTTCCTTATTGATTCAACGCTGTCGGACAATTTTTGACGCCGTCTATTGTCGGCCTTTTCCGCCGCTTCTTTTCTGATTCGCGCCTCGCGCTCCTCGCGCTCCCGCTTTTCTTTTTCAAGATTCTCCTGTTGTATTCGTTTCGCTTCATCCTCTTTATGATTCGCGATTATCAATGCCTGAGATAGCATATGGAGCAGCATCGCTCGATTATTTTCACCTTCTTCGCGAAATTCATGCAAATCATCTATCTCGATAGCTTTCAATTCCGAAATTAAGGTTTCGATCGTGCCGGAAGACATCGAATCTACTTTTCCATTCAATAGCCGTTCCTTGTAGCCTTCTATGACATTCAACTTTTCTTTTATTTTATCTTTTCTCTCCTGTTCCGCGTTTTCCCAATCGCGAGCAGGAGCCGTCATTTCTTCACGCAATTGCTTTAGCTCCTCAGACGCGCTGTTTTTGGAAGCGTTTATCATGTTTATTTCGTTCTGAGTTTCGCTAATCGTCTTCTTTTTAGCATCCACGAGAGCTTTGCCAGTCTTTTCCAGAGCGGCCTTAAATGTGCCGATAGATGCTCCCAGACTTTTGTATTTTTTACGATTAGCCAAAATCGATAAATCATCAGGCAATTCTTCTCTGACCTCGATCGCCTTGTTTCTTATCTTTTCGATGAGTTCACTCAAACCATCCTTTGCCGCGTAAGCGGCTTCTAGTTTTTTCTGGTCGAACTCGACGATTTGAATAGCTTTAGTATTATTATCCATGTTTCTCCTTATTATCTCCTAAATAAATCAAGGATTATTCGCGCCTTCTCGCCGCTGTCGTCTTTCAGCGCATCCTTTACCATTTTATCCGTCAACGTCCCGGCCGCGGCCAGCGGCCCATAAATTCGCGCCCATTCCTCGCTTTCGTATATTTCCTTCAGCTCCTCGATCGATTCGACGAGTTCAGGATGGATAGCGGCTTCAATCTGGTCGGCGATCTGCTTCGCGTTTTCAGCGCTGTTATGCTGAATAGCCGAGTTTATCTCGTGTCCATCGAATTCGCCGGTTTTAATCAGCGCGTCTATGTATTGTTGCTTGGATCGATCTTCGGTCAACTCCTTAAGCCTTATGACGTCTGGATGAAGCTTGACGTCCTCCTTTTTCGGTTCTCCCTCCTGCCTGCGAGGCGGAGCTTTGGATGCGTCGTCAAACCAATCCTCCGGCTTCGACATCTCGTCTTTTAGCGATTTGTAGATTTTGCCTAGATTGACGATGTCGATTTCAAGGCAGGCATCCACCTTGTGTCCGAGGCGTTTTTCAAGCTTCTCCTGGCTGACCCCCACTTCGCCGAATAGCTTAACCATATCCTTAACTCGATCGATCAAAGGCTTGTCGCTGCGGCCCGCGAGGGTCTTGTTGCATTGCTCAACTGCTTCCTCAATGACGTCTCCCGGAATAATCGCCAAAATGCAGGCTCTGAGCCGTCTGGCGGCTTTGTTAAGGATCATCTCATCTATATCGCGAGGATCGGTCAATTTCGTATTGCCTTTTGCTCTAGAATATCTGATATGAGGTACTGAGAAAGTCGTTTGTCGCCTGGTATTCGTTTGAAAATCGATACAAAACGCCATGACTAAACTTTCTCCCGGCTTGCCATTTCTCTCCGGCTTTCTTTCCAGTTCGGTCACTCCGAAATCTATATTTCCCCAATTCTGAGCTATCGATTCAGCTAGTCTGATGCTTGGCCCTTCCACTTTCGTTCCGCCGCGCGGATAGCTATATATAGCCGCTTCAGCCAATCGCCGCCGCTTGCAGGCTTCAATTATATCGTTTCTAGCCTGAATCTGATTCCTTGGGAATTGTTTAGCCATAATCGTTTGAGCCTGCACCAGGGCCATAGCTCGATTGCTCTCGACATTTCCGGCGAAAGCGAGACTCGGGGCGGTTCCCGCAGTCGTTTGAATTTCGTTCATAATTTTCTCCTTTTAAAATATCTGAATCGATACGGTTAAGCCGCGCTCGGAATCGAACCGGGACCGGGGAGGGAATGGTTTATTTCACCCAAGCTCCAAGTTTACGCGGCTAATTGACTAATCCATTACGTTTTCTTTGATTTTAGATATTCCGATTTCACGAGTTTCACCTTCATTTTCATGTGTCGCTCGATAAATTCTTTCATAAGTTCCTGAATCTTAGGACCGCGATTGCGTGGACCAACTATCGCATCGAACTTTTTCAATACTTCCGGGTCGACTGCTATCGTAGCGTTAATTTTAGGCATCCTTGTTTTCTGGATAAATTCTTTTAAAATGATGCTTCGATATTAAATCCCACTCTTCGGCATTCGTTACGTCGCAGGTTCTTACGGCGGTTACATGCATGCCGTAATTGCCCGTAACAACAACGGACTCTCCGTGAAGCTTGTGCCTGATAATATCGCCTTCATTTAGATCATTTAATTGTTTTGGAGTCATAGTTCATCCTGACTGATGTTATGTATACATATTTAAATATTTAAACAATATCGTCAAGAGTTATTTTTCGTTTCTCAAAACCTTGACCCATTCCTGCAAAGTCCCCCTGGAAGGGAAGACCAGAGGCGAGATAATCAGACTGCCGTCCGTCAGGTTGATATTCAAATCCCTATAATCATCCTCCTGTTCGTCCAGCCAGCGTTGAATTTGAAGTGCTATTTCTTCTAGTTTGACTTGTCTATTCATCATCGATATCTAATTTAGGCTGTCTGTTTTCTTTAGAGAGAAATGAATAAATTACATCTACGATCCAACCGCATAAATAAGCCTGCGGCTCGTCGTTGTAGAAGTCGGCATTGATACCTCTGCCTTGGCAAATCATCGAACTGATATGTAAAGCTTCGTGAGCTATTGCTCCGTGAGTAATATTTTGGAATTGGTTGTCGAAATTTAAAATCACGCAAAACCCCTGATGTCCATTCCAATTAGTCATTATCGAATGTCCATATATTTCCGGAGCTGAGAAATTAGGAATTTTTTCCTGTAGCTCATCCATATCGTTCGTCAGAATGATGATCAATTTTCCGCGATAAAGCGGAATATCGATTTCATGCAGCTTGAGATAAAAATTCTCTTTTCTTTCTTTATTCATCTTCCTCCTCCTCCTTCGCTTTCTTGATCCGCTCTTCCTGTACTTCAGGGTTCAGAGTGTTAGCGCCGCAATCTCCTTCGCCTTTGAATCCGTCGAATCTGCAATGAAACCCGCAAATGAGACCTTTTTCCTTGGCGTAGCCTCGTTCGAGAGATCCTTCGATGTAATAGGGGCAACCGTCGCAAATGCCGCCTATCGGCCATATCATTGTTTTATTTATCATAAATAGTCCTCTAAAGATTGTTGAATATATTGTGGTTTTTTAATTTTCTTCAAAAGTACGCGAAAAGCTTTCTCCGCGGTCTGCGGAACGACGCCGTTTCCCAGAAGTCTCAGTCGGTCAATTCGATTCTCTCCCGGCTTGGCTCCTGAAAGTTGCGTCCATCCAACCGGGAGTCCCATAAGCTGTTCCACCCAATCAGGGTTAAGACGTTTTCCTTTCAACTCATCGGGAACTTTCCCGCATGTGTCGGGTGAGGAGATCTTTTGACCCCTCGGCGTAGGCCAGTTTTTGGAACCGACCTTCTCCGGCAAATTCATTATGTCCGGCCGTTTGATTCTCGAGGAGGAAACAACGCAATTAGGATTTTTATCATCAGATGCACGGGGACTAGGCCAATTAGATAATTCTCTGCTCTTCCCACTCGAATTGCTCTTGGCCCGGTCTTGCCGGCCAACGGTCGTCTGCAAATCCATTCCGCCTTTTCCATGCATTCCCGGACCGTTGCAATTCTGAGCTTTCGGCGTCGGCCATGCCAAGTATGAACAGCCGCTTTCTCTTATGAGGAGCGCCGACCTCAGCCGCCGAGAATAATCCAGCCTCAACCCTGAAACCCATTGTCTCCAAATCATCGAGGACTTCGGATGCGCCGAGGCTGACATGTCCCTCCACATTCTCGAAAAATACCCCTTTTGGTTCGACTTCCTCGATGATTCGCTTGATATGCGGCCATAAATGCCGTTCATCCTCCTTTCCTTTTCGTTTCCCGACTTGACTGAACGGCTGACAGGGATATCCGGCAGTGATGAAGTCCACCTTTCCATGAAAGTCCTTTCCTTGCAAGGTTTTAAGATTAGTCCATATCGGAGCGGCGTCGATTTGTCCCGTCTCCATAAGATCGACCAATACTTGGCAGACGTAAAATTCGATCTCAGAGTAAAGGATGATTCGCAGATTTGGGATAACTCTTTTGATCCCGATGCCAAGCCCTTCATATCCGCTGCATAGGCTGATGCAAGTGATTTCGGTATTATCCACATTTTATCTTTGCTTCCTCGTTAATGAATCTTCGCTTCTGACTTTTTTCATAGCTCTCTCCATTCTCTCCCATATCTGTTGACAATCCTTTGCGGTACATAACCACGAATAGGCTTTCCATCATCGATCCATTTCTGGATTATGGGTAAAGATTGACGATAGGGCACCTGTAACGATGACATTTCATAACGATGCAAAGCCCAGATATGGCTTATCCGCGGCTCTTCGCTTTCCTGAATCACGTAATATATGAGTTCATCGAACGGTTCGATTCCATTAACTTTGCACCAATTATTGAAACCTTCCTTATAGTGGATCGATTGCAGGCCATAACCTTTCTTCCAGTTGCTGACGAATGCGCCGAAACTCTTACGGCCTTCGATTTCGTCTCCCGTGCACTTAAGATCGAAGACAATCGCTAACTTGCATCCATCTATTTCCCATACCCAAACCATGTCGAACTTTGCTCGGCAATGCGCTTCTCGTTCAGTCTCATAATCCCGTGTTTCCCAAAAATGTTCTACTTGAAACGAGACATCAACTCGCTTGCTCATCCACTCGTGCATGCTCATTGTGATTCCAGCCAGCTCGAACGGACGGTTTTTGAACCGTTCCAGCATGATTTTGAGCTTTTCCCACCAAGGCTTTGGAATTGGCCGGCGGTAATCGTGGGCTTCGATTTGATCGAGTACATGAAACTTGCGTTCGTAGGTTTTACTCAAAGCTCCGCTTTTCGTGTAATGCTTTTGGTCCGCTCGAACATCCTCGATTGCTTGGCGTATGTTTTCGGTGTCCAATATCTCTATGACTCCTGCTGGAAAGCTTGAAATATTGCTCTTGAAATATTTATCCCAGAACCAGTCCAAGCCCCTCCCATAAGTCGCTTCCACCAGGTCCTCGAATATTTTCCCCATTTCCATGAACTTCGTTGGTTTCCGCTCCATCGTCGCCCGGTCCGTGCAGATTTCCAGAGGATCGAGAGAAACAACGCAGTCGGCCAGCAGGAAGGAGCCGATGGCTTGCGAGTTGAAATAATCGTTCATCATGCCTCCTTAAATTGGAGCAACAAAGTACTCAGAACATGCGTGGTCATTGAGATCGATAGGAGTTTCTTCTTCCCAGTCCTTCATGCGGTACCAGCCGAGAACATAGTTTTGGGCAGGAATTGAATTCTGAAAAAGGCATGGTTCGACGACTGGCTTCTGTTTCAGCTTCATGGTTGGAAATTCGAACTCCTGACCACGCCAGATGCCAATTCTTACCGCAACTTTCTGTCGTTCGACGTCATAGTAAAGAACCGCGTAGCCGTCTCCGTAATTGAGACTTCCGTAGTTTTTGGTTAGATCAATCGTTACTTTCATTTTTCTTTTCCTTATTCTTTATGAATGTTTTAAATTCCGCTCTCGCTCTCACGGCTTTCTCAACCTCGAAGCTTGCCTCATAGACCTTTGCTTTGGCATCTAGGTATTCCACCACTTCGCGAGACAATGAATATATTCTTCTTGTTTTCTTACGTGCCACTGTTGCTCCTTTTTAATTTTAGATATGTCCTAAATATTTCATTGACAATTATCTTTGTCAATAAATTTCTTCATAAAAAATTAAATAAAAAATTAAATAAAAAATTAAATAAAAAA